CCCCAGAAAGAATCACCGCTCGAAGGAGCAGTTACGGGCAACCAAGCGCCAAGACCGGCAATTTTCAGCGCATTAGCCGAAGCAAGACCGTTTGACACGAAGTTAATGTCACCCGAAACGGCGAGTTTCGAGAACGACGTTGACCAGTTCGTCGGAGTACCAGCAGCGCCGCCAGCCGTAGCTGAGACGGTAACTTTACCAAGTGCGCGATCAACAGCGATCACATAACCAATTGCACCACCAGTAGCGATGGTAGGCGTGAAACCTGAAACGCTATAGCTAACAAGAGCCATACCGACTTCGAAGTTCACAACGTCGTTAGATGCCGACAAGGTGATGACGCCAGTTGAGATTGCAGAAATAGTTCCGCGTGAGCCTGAACCGTCGCTGAACAAATCATGAGCAATGTCGTTCGAGATATTGCGAAAAGCAGTATCCATAACGAGCTTAGCTTCATCAACAAATGCTCCGGCATCGCCAGCGGTTGCTTCAAGCAATTCGTTGGTGATCGTAGCAAGTTGATAGTTGCTTACGCGGTAAACGAAAAACGAAGCCAAAAAAGGCTGTGTTTGGTTCGTTTGAGCAGTTGCAAATGTAGCAGAACGGCCTTGGGGCGTTCCGTAAACCAAGGGAACCGGGATATACTTGCCGGCAAAACCACTGGGAGACTCGTCTTTGGGCATAATAGCCAAAAGAGGATTCTTTTTGTAAACGAGATCTTTCATGAAATCATCACCAACATACAACTCTTTAAGAGCTGCTACTTGGTTTGATACGTTTGCGTATGTAGCCATAAATTAGTCCTTTTTTTTAATCGAGCTTTTCACCACGCATCGCCCTGATAGCTCTCTCGCGACGTTCACCAGAAGTGAGCTTACGACCAGCGGCAGGGGTCATGGAATTTGTCAAAGTTCGAGCTTGTGTTGTTACTTGTGCCTGAGTCGTAGGCGTCTTAGGGGTTTCAACTTTTGTTTCCGTGAGCTGCTTGAACAACGAGAGCGACCCAAAACGGGTCTTCAGCTCCTCAGTCAGTTCAGCATTTACCGCTTTAACAGCTTCTGCAACGTCCAAAAGATTACCAGTCTCATCATAATAATCGAATATCTTCTTAGATACAAGGTCGTGACCCTCTTGGCCAAACGCCTTATAAACTTCTAGTTCGGGAGAGTCGGATAATTTGCCCGCTTCGTAGGCGATTTGCTTAGCGGCAGATACGCGCTGAGCCTCACTCGCTTTAACCGCGCCCTCATCAATAGCCGTGAACTTGTTATCATACTCGGCAAGTTTAGCGCGTAGAGCTTTTAACTCACTCTGAACAGGGTCAACGGTAGCAATAGCGGCTTGGGTTAATTGGTCGTAAGTTACTCCCGATTGCTCCATGAATTTCAGCGGGTCTTTTTTCAAATCATCAAGCGCAATGTATTTAGATTTTTCAGCCTCCCATGCCGCCTTTTCAGTTTCCCATTTACGCTGTGCTTCGCGCTCTATCTTTGCTTTTTGCGCAAGTTCCGCAAGTTGTGGATTGGGTCTCTCAACCACCGGTGCAGCCTCGACTACAACCGGCGCAGCGACTACAGGTTCAGCTTTAGGAGCTACGGGTGGGGCCGATCTTGTTTCTACTGGCACAGACACGTTTCGACCTTGGGCACTAACGGTAAACGACATTATTTAAGCTCCTTGTGGGATGTTTGGTAATAGCTCGCTTACAGGCGCAGCCGTTGGGACAGCTTGCGCCGTCATTGGTTCAGGTGCAGGCGGTTGTGCCGCGACCTGTAAAGACTGAATTTGTGAGAAAAACGTGCGTAGTTTCTCGGCCTTCTCTTCTGATAGATTCGCGCCCACATATAAATTGTAATACTGAGTACAGAGCTGTGAAGCCAAGGCAAGGTTCATAAATGGGTCGGGTGGCGTATATTTGCCACTTTCAACAATCTCATCCAAGGCTTTTAGAATACGCTCTTCAGAAGCATTTGCAAGGCGCTCGACTTGTTCAATATCAGGGAAGTCCAATAACCGACGTCCCTCTTGTGGGTCGATTAACCCGGCTTGCATCATATCCGCGACCTTTTGCAACCGTCCCGAGGGGTCGCGAGGTAAGCTCGAAGTGTCGAAACACTGGATGATAAAAGGATCTTGCAACAAATCCACGCTTGGTAAATCAATTTCTCTTGTCCCATCTTTGTTAGGGTAAATGGTTTGGTATTTCCCAGTGCGGTCAGCAATATCTTTAGCCGTGTCGCAAGTTAAATAGGCAATATCGGTAAAGAAGTCTTCATAACGCTTTGACAATGCTGCGAAACGATCTGATTGCAAATCATCATAGTTTCTAATGGCCTCGCCAGAGTTTAAGCCTGCGGGCTTCTGAGCCGTGGCAGCAAGTGCTGATACCCCAGATTGCTGGTAGCCCTGTTGAATGAGGCGCTCAAGCTGTTGGTACATTTCTACGGGGATACAGGGTGCGACTTGATAGCTTGGTGGTGTGCCTGAATATTCGACTATTGCCCCCACCTGATTGTTCAAATGAGCCTTAACGATTTTCGAGCCTTTTTCAACAAACACTCGCGGCACACCCACGAGCTTGATTGATTGAGTAATGGTCATGAGCAGCTGATTGATTTCAACTTGAGTGCCCATAAGCTGCTCGCTCAAGCCCTGCCCCCAGAAACCAATCTGCGGCGGTGTGTTGTGTAGAAATGCAAACGGGAATCGGTCACGAGTCCACGGCTCATCGAAAAGTATCCCGCCAGTGCAGGCGATTGTATGCCGACCATCAGACGACTCGTCGCTTGACGGCAGGTGCCATGCTTCAACAATCATCACTTGGTCTGAAATAGTGCGTTGTGAGTCGGCTGAATTATCGGGAAATGCCTGTTGAGCGTCTCTAATATTGCTTGAAGCATCAAACATCTCATCCAAAACAGAACGGTCAACGAGCTTAACCTGAAATAGCTGCCTCGGAGTCCCATAAATTGAATCATTGGGGTCAACGAACAGCTCGGTAATCATCGTGCGTTCTGCTTGAACTTTATTAGACGAACTTTCGAATATCTTAACTGCGCCAGTACCGCCAATGCAGGCATCTCGCAGGGCGATAACGCCCTTCTTATACATATCCATTTGGTAAAACTCGCCAGGGATGAAACGATTCATTTGCTTGGCGAGGTTGCGCATCTTCGTATCGCCAGCGTCAGTTAAAAACGTAGGCTTTGGACGAGACTGTGTTAAACGTGAAACAATTGTATCAACACAGCTCTGTACGATGTTCATAGTGGGGCGATCCATTGGCAACCCTAAATTGGTTGGGAGCTTTTGAACAGACGAACCCGCCCAGTTAAACAGCGGCAAATTACCGTAAAGCCTCATGTAAATAGCCAATTGGCGGAAACGATACTGTTGCTGTTCCTTTAAAAACGAAGCCGTTTCAATTACCTGCTCGCATAACTCTTGCTTACTCTTGGCGCGCCACCACTTGTGACCTTGTGGGCTATTCTGGTCTTTTGACTTAGTTTTAATGTTGACCGACTCACGCTCGCCTTGTTTTTTAAGAGTTACTTTTGCCACATTATGCCCCTATGATCGGTTGGCTTGACCAGAATAGTGCAGCTTCTTCCGACACCATCGGGCTTTCAAGCTCGTCTTTTACATTTCTAATACGTTTTTTGATTTGGTAATCATCGCGCAGCTTAAACTCAACAGAGTCGGGACCGATCTTCATAGACTCAATGCCCTTTTTCGCGCACAGTTCAAACAGCTTGGCTAGGTCTTCAATCTTTTCAACCTTCATTTTTTTTCTTCTTCTTTTTCAGTGATTCCATAATAAGACTGAGTATTTGGCTAAGTTTTGGGTCGTCAAGGTTTGGCATAACAGGGAGCGGCTGCGGCTCAATAAACCCGCCGTCAGCCTTCTTTTGAGTCTTACCAAGAAAGCCACGTTGAAAACGCTCGGCATAGGTTTCTTCAACCCCCGTTACTGGGCCGCCATCGCTCATTTTCTTAACCATTGATAGTCTACTCTTGATTAACGCCATTATCGTACCCCTCACATAGTTGGAAACAAGCCTTTAGCGACTCAGCAACTTGGTGCGGGTTGCCCGCGTTGATTGCGCTAATAAGATTTTGGGACGCTTTGACTAATCCGCCTTCTGACTCTTGCTCGATACTATCATCAAACTCTTCAACATTGACTGATGTTGAGCCGACCTTAGACTTTGGCATTTGAAATAATGGATGCATTGTCTTTCTCCTTGGTCTTAACTTTAACGACAGCAACGGCCTGAGTGCTAGATTCTGTCTTACCCTTGTCGTTTACGCGGCAAGTACCAGCCACTGAGAAGTTGTTTCGTGGCTTTTGTAGGAAATTAGGGTTCATACTATATGCTCAGGCGTCTAAGTTTCCACTTAACCCAAGCCTTAATGGATAAGATCAAGCGTCTGTAATGAGTTCTTATCTCGCCACGCACATAGTTGCTTCTCATCGGCAAGACCGTAAAGTGTTTATATTCAATAGATTTCATCTTTCTCCAGCTTCTTGACGTTGGAAGTATTCTAATGCCTCAGACTCCATGCGTACAACTTCGGCCTCTTGCCACTCTTTAGTTCCCCACTTTGGAGCAACCGTTGTGGGCGTATGGGTGAACGCGGGTGACTCTCTGAACGCGTAGAGTACTGCGTCGATGATGTCTGAGTGAAAGCCCTTCTTTACCACAAGCCGGTCGGGGGTGGTATGTTCGTAGTCGATCTGAACACTATAAGAGTCTTGAGCAAAGGTGCTGTCTTTACGTGCAAAGAACCGGCCTTGACGAAGCCAATCGTTGAGCAGGGCTACGTTCTCCATCTTACGCATCTTGTCGGCTGGTTGCACCGGGATGTGCTTACGACGCCTGAACTCTTCAGCGATCTTCTTGCCTAGACCCCCTTCGTCCATCACGATCTTATCAATCGAATACTTATTTGTTAATGTTGTTATTTGATTTTCGAGCTCTGTTAAGTCTTGACGGCGTGTGATGACCTCTTCGACCAAGTACACTGATGAAGTTGCCTCAGAC